GTCGACGAGCTGATCGTTGCCGGCCGACGATGGCGAAGGCGTAACGCCAATCGGAGTCCACGCGCCCGGATGGAAGTTCAGCCCATTCGGAAACGCGATGGTCGAATTGTTGATCGTGCCGAAGCGCGATCCGCGCAGCGGCGGAACGTAAAGATGCGCCTGCGGGAAATACACCAACTGCTCGGGCCCATCGCACTCGCCGTCGAAGCCGATGAAGAACGCATAGCGATCGTTGGAGACGTCGGTATACGCAGGTCCAGCGGAGCCGCCGCCATTCACATAGCCGAAGGCGATTGGAAGCGGCGTGACGGATTGAGTGTCGAACGCTGGATTGATGTCCGCCATTCTCAGCCTTGCCTCCGCAAATTGATCTCGATCGTGGGGATCGGCTGCGCGGTGCCCTGGCCCGTCGCCGGCACCTGCGTGACGTCCGTGCTCCATTGGTTCACGATGCCCTTGAATCGGTTCTGTTGCGAGCAGCTTCCCCAGGTGTACTGGCACGGCGTCGGGCTCGTGGATCCGCACGCCTGCGAACCGAACGTCAGACCGCAAATTGGGCCGATCATGCAATCCGGCGCTTTGATCTCGCTCCAGTTTCCGAAGTCGCGCAGCGTGAGGCTCAGGTCGTTATCTTCGGCCTCCGCATCCGACACATTGCCGACGACGGTCAGCAGCGATGTTTCCAACCCCGCGTGCCAGAGACGATAGACGAACATCGCGCCCCATAATTCCTCGGCGTTGAAGAGCAGCGACTGATCGCGCTGCACGCGGTCACCGCTCACATTCTGAACCACGGCCGTCGCGGTCTGCGTCGTGGTCGTGCCGCACAGGCTCCACTGCGGCGGATCCATCAGCCATGGAGCGAAGGCGACCATTCCGGCCGGAGCTGGCGGAAGTCCGGGGATATTGCCATGGCGCATCGTGCCAGCGCCGCCGCCGGCCGCTTGAATCGCACTCGGTGCGAGGAGCGGCAGGTCGGCAACAAAGAGATAATCGCCGGAGATCATCAGCAGCTCCAGCAAACTGACAACCGACGGCCCTCCTTGGGCGCGCACAGCGGCGGCGACGTTGGCGGGAACGTTGGCCATCAGTAAATCACCTGCATGGCTGGAAACAGCACCGACGTTCCCGTCGACGACGCATTCTTCGTCCCGAGCGCCACCACCTTCACACGATGTCGCCCCAGCGGCATGCTCGTCTCCATCACCACGAGCGAACCATTTACAAAGGTCCAAACCGGCGCGAGAGGCGCACCAGAGAACAATCCTCCGTCGCCGTTGTAGAGATCGATCGTCAGAATGGCCACGCCGTCGATATAGAGAGCGCACTGGCCGAGCGCGGTGCCCAGCCGGAAGTTCATGCGGAATCCCCATCCCGCATATTCCATCTGCGCGAAGTCATCGCTCGCCGGCGTCTCGTTGAAAAGCTCCATTCCGCGCGGCACCGATGAAGGAACTCCCTCGGCGATCGCGAGCGGCGACTGCTGCAGCGCCCACGCGTTCGCGACCGACGAAGAGAAATTCACCTCCGGATTGAGCCAGTCATCGGCAACCTGCAGCCAGTGTGACCATTCCTCCCAGTTCGCCGGATAGTTGCGCATCGGGCATGCAGGGATCTCTTCGAAGGTGACCGTCACGTTGTAGCGAAGATTCGCGGTCGGCGTGACCTTGGGCGGTGCGGTGAAGCGTCCGACGTGCTCGCGCTTCTTGTTGTCCCAATCGATGATCGTGAAGAATCCGCGCTTGAACTGCGAATACCAATTGCGAATGTAATTCACCTGCTCGATCGGGCGGTCCACAAAGGTGAGATCGAACGCATATCCAGCGTCGCCGACTTCGCGGCTCGACCATGCGCCAAAACGCGGCCGCGCAATTTGATCGTTCGCGCCGCCCGTCACCGGAGACTGATAGTTCCAGTTCGGATTGAAGCCCAGGACCTGCTGATATCCGATATAAGGATTGAAGACGTCTTTGCTAGCCAATAGCGTCCCCCGCATAGAGCGACGCGCGCCGGTTGGCCGCATCGTTGATGGTCTTCATGCCGCCCGAATCGAGATATTTTCCGAAGCTCTTCGCGTCGAGCGCGCTGTAGTTATGCGTGTGATAGTTCACGCTGCCCGCGCCTCCGGAGCGCGAGCCGCTCGCCTGCAGATACATCGAAGCCATCTGCGCTGCGTCGGCTCCGGAGTTCATCGCGTGCACCATTGGCGCGTGCGTACTCATCGCGGAAGTGTTGACTACGCCTTCGCCCAGCATCGCGTGAATGAATCCCTCCGTGGAGCTCGTCGAGAAATCATGGAAGTTCGTAATCTGGCCGCCGGTGTGGAACTCCGCGGCTGTCCGTCCGGTGTATTCGCTGCCGCCGGCTGCCTGGCGCGTGATGTCGCCGACGACTTTCTGCGCCTCTTTATCCAGGTAATTCGACTTCACCCAGCTCGCAGCATCCGCGCCCCACTTCTGGCTCATGTAGGTCATGCCGCTCGCTTCGATCGAGTTCGCCTGCGAGATCGCGGAAAGATAATCGCCGCCGCTCGAATTGAACTGGCTCTCCAGCTGTTCCATCTGCGGGAAGAGCGTCGCCTTGTAATAGTCGCGCGCCGCGAAGCGGCCGCTCTCGCCCATCACGTCGCCGACCAGGTTGACGCCCAGGCCGACCACTGCGCCCGCGACGCCGCCTATCAGCGTGCCGAGGCCGGGAATGATCGATCCGATCGCCGCGCCCATCTCTGCGCCGCTCATCGCTCCATGCAGAGCGCCGGTAAGACCGCCCTGATGGAAGCTGTCCAGAACGCCCTCAGTGCCCGCGTACGCGCCGCCGACAGCTCCGGCGACGCCCAGCGCCGTAGAAAGCCCGCTGGCCGCTCCTACGCCCGCCTGGTCGGCGTCGCCGGGCAGCCCTGAAGTACCGCCGCCGCCGATCCCGCCATCGCCGAACACCGTGGTGCCATCGCTGTTCGTGCTCACGCCAGACAGTGGGACCGTCGCGCTCTTGCCCAGGCCGAATTGACTCATCAGCGACTTCGCATCGCCGCTAACGCTCTGGATGTCGCCGCCGATCCCTGCAGTTCCAGAGCTGGCGCCGCGCGTGTTGCCCGCGCGCGAATAGCTCACCGGCGAATAGCTGCCGCCGGTTCCCGTGAATCCGCCGGCGCTGCCTCCGCCGCCGGACGTGGGGAACGTCGCCTCCGGACTCGACCAGGTCCCCGAGCTATAGCCCGAGCCGCTGGATGACGCCGGCACGCCGTGCAAACTGGTCGACGATGGCGACGACGCCGGGAATCCATAGCCGCCGGCCGTCGATGCGCCTGTGGAGCTCGTGCCGCCCGGAATGAAGCCGCGCGTTCCGGCCGGGGCTCCGGTCGAGATGCCGTGCCCGATGCCGAATACATTGCGCGCCGCGCTGGTCAGAACGCCGGCATCGGACGGCGAGGACATTGCACCCGGAGCGCCCGGCTGCATCCCGCCCATCGTGTCGCCGAACACGCCCTTGAAGACCTTCAGCCGCATCATCCAGCTGGCGAGGATCTCGAAGAACATCTGCTCCATCTTTTGCTTGATGAAGGTGGTCGGATCCGTGAACGCCTGCTGCAGCTGGCCGGCGATGGTGTGCTGCAGCTGCGCGTTCTGCTCGGCAATTTGCGCGTTCGCCGTGCGGTCGATGTCTTCGCGGCGCTGCGCGGCTTCCTGCCACGTCAACCCTTCCTTTTGAGCATCTTCTTCGAGCTTTGCCAGGCGCTGCTGCTCCTGCATCTGGATCTCGGCGATCGCGTCCTTATAGCTCGATGCCCATCCCATCACGCCTTGTTCGCGCACCCGCGCTTCGGCCTGCGCGGCCTCGCGGGCGCTGGCCAGATCGTCTTGCGCGTTCTTCGCCTGCAGGTCCCGCTTCTTGGTGGCCGCGTCCGCGTCGATCGCGCCACCCGCATCCTGATATTGCTTCTGCTGCGCGGGCGTCGCCGGATGCTCGGCATTGAACGTATCGTCGTAAAGCTTCTTCAGCTTGTCGTGTTCGGCCTGCGCCGCCGCATCGATCTTTGCGAAGCCGTTGATCGTGTCGGCCGTACGCTCCTGCGTCGATTCCTGCACCGATCGCGTGAAGTCGTCGTCCAGCTGCTTGAGCTTGTTATTGGCCTCGGCGGCCGCGGCCTGGCGCTGGATGGAGGCAGCTTGCGGATCCAGCGTGCGGTCGGTGTTGATCTCGCCGATGCGTGCGTTGTGCTCCGCCACTACGCGATTCGCTCCGGTGAGACCGGCGGCCTGAGCCTGCTCCAGCATCTTCTTCGCATCGTCAACCTGCTTCTGGATGCGAGTGCCTTCTTCGTTCTCGAACTTCTCTGCGATGGCCGCGGTCTCCGCCATCGCGGTCTGCCGCGTAATCTCGCCGTCCTGAAACTTCCGAGTGACTGAAGCGATGGATTGCTCCATCTTCGCGCTATACAACGCCTCGCCTTCGAGCCCGGAGTTGACAGCATCATTCTGCGCGGCAATGCGCTCGTCGCGCTCTTTGCGCGACATCTCGATAATTTTCGCGGAATACGCATCGCGCGCTTTTTGCTCGGCCAGTTGACGGTCTGCGAGACCAGCGTTCGGATCATAAACATGGACCTGCGTGAGCTTGGGATCATCCAGCTTCATGCCGCCCTTGATCTGTGCGGCGCGCATAGAATTCGACGTCGTAACCAGGTCGCGTTCATGGGCGAGAACGTTCTCCTGGGTTACAGCAGCTTCCTTCAGTGCCCCCTGGAGTTGCTCGGCTGCCTGGTTATAGCCGAGCACCGATGCTGTCGCCGCGCTGTCACGCTCCTTGAGCTTATCGAGATCGAGATTCCGGCCGAGATCGTTGGTGCGTGATTGCGACTTATCCCTGTTGGCATAAGCCATCGCGAGCCTGGCGTCATCCTTCTTTCCATAGGTCTCAGGGGCAACGGCCGGAGCGCCCGCCAGATCGACGCCAAGGCCGGAAAGTTGGTCAGGAGTCGCCATTCCCACAACATCTCGATATCCCGTGTCGAGCAAATACCCGGCGCCCCGCACTGGGTATTTCAAATACTGTGTAAGGCTGCCGCTGTTATCCGGCCCAACGCCCGCCGTGCGCCTCTTTTGTTCGAGTTCGGCGATCTGGTCGTTGGCTTCGCGCAGCAGGTCGACGCTGGTCTCAAGAGAGGCGCTGTCGAAGAGCTTGTCGTTCGCCCCTTTCCCAGCCATTTCAAGGTACTTCGTCAACTCTCCGTTGACATCCTCGACCTGTTTGTAGAGGTGGTACGCTTCTTCGCCGATATGAACGAATATCTCCGCTCCACCGATGCCAAGCAGAACGCCGCTCATCGTGCCAAGAGCGCTCGTGAGGGCAGGCACGCGGGCGAGAGCGTATTCCATGGCGCGCGGGACGCGGATACCGAACTCTTGCCCCAAGAGGCGTACATTATCCAGGCCCGTCGTAATGTGGCCGTTGAGACGTTCCGTGCTATGCGCGGCGCTTTCGACTCCAGGTGCTATTTTGTCGAGGTTCTGGCCGAGCTGGCGAATTGAAAGACTGCCCTTCTCTCCGACGTTCTGGAGAGAGCTGTCGAGCGCGTCGAGCGTCTGTTTGGAATTGCCATCGTCGACAACGACCTGGATGGTGACTGCGTTCGCCATCAGTCATTCCCTCCGCGCGTAAATTTCACGCCGCAGCCGCGACATTTCATTGCGAAGCGATTGTCCTGGCGAGTTCCACAGCCACTGCATGCCGGATGCTCGCGCTCGAATTCCGCCTTCGCCCTGGCCAGCGCCTGCAACCCGCGCACGTCTTCACGCGCCAGCGTCTCTGCCGAGTAAGTGACGCCCGTCTCGATCGCACGGCCAAGGTCGAGGATGTAGGTCGCCCTTGCGTAATAGCCAGGCGAAAGAGATCGCGCCGGGATCTCATCCAGCATCCGCTTGCGCTGCTCTTTGTCGGCCGCGCGCGACGCCTCTTCGATGGCGCTCTTCTGAAACGCCTCTTCGAAGAGACCGACGAGGGCCGTGTGCAGCCCTTCGTGATCGCGCTCGACCTGGATGATGCTCGTCATTCGTTCACTATGAAGGAAGCCCACGCATCAGCCCGGTCTAGCGGCGACGGGCCCTGCTCGAAATGTGCTTTTACGATATAGAGCCCAGGTGGGAGATCGCTGGTCTCGATAGAAGTGCGTGGCCCGTCGATACCGCTAAGATGGACAGCGCCCCCGTCACATGCGAAGAAGAAACGGCGCTGTCCACGCCAACGCGCGCGTTTCGCCTTCGCCTTCACGATGACGATCTCACCGCGTCTCACGAATGGAGTAACGTCGAGCCGCAATTGAACCTGTTGCGCCATCAGCCCTCCTTCTCGATCGTCGCCACAACGGTTTCTTGCGGCTGGAAGATCTGCAGCGCGGCAATCACCTTATGGTGCATGTCCATGTGCCGCGCGATGCCTTCGCGGCTCAGGGATGCCGCCGGCGCTCCGTCTACGACGTAACCCTCGACCGAGACCACGAGCTCGTCATACAGCTCCGCCAGCAAGCTCTGCGCGCCCGGATACTGCGTCGTTCCGGAGCGATCGCCGCCGAGGATCCGTGTGCGCGAGTTCTCCCGCGCGAAGCGGCGATACTGCGCCTCGGTCGGCGTCGCCAACACATGCTTCAACCCCTTGAAGACGCGCAGATTGCCATCTTCGTCGGCAGTCCACGGCGCATCGATGTAGACCGGCTCGCCCTCGGGATAGATGGTGAAGTCGTCGTGCGGCACGGCGCGCGCGCCGGCGAGGATCTCGCCCACCTTCAGCCGGTGAGCCAGGGGAATGCGGCGCGGCCAATCCGCCAATTCCGTCAGAGATCCGCCCCCGGCGATCTCATAACCCTCGGCGCTGATCAGGACGCGCTCCGCGAGCGTGCGACGCGGAGTGTCGAGGTCGAAGCTGCGTTCCTCATCCTTGCCGTCGCGCCGCGCCGTGATGCTCACGGCATCGAAATAGGCGCGCCAATCGTCGGTGCAGACGCGGCGTATGCCCAGCGTGTAGGCGCGGCCGCCGTTGCCCTTCAGAACGACACCGCGTGACGCGGCCAGGTCGAGTGCGGTGTGTGGATGCGAGTGTTCGTGCATGGGATTCCCCTTCATCTGTGAATTGAGTTTTGCGAACGCTGCTCAGGCTGGAGAAGCCCGTCCTGCTTGAGCCACTGGCGAAGGGGTGCCGAGCTCTGACGGCCGCGAAGGGGTGCAGCCGTTTAGTGCGATGTGTTACTTCGAAGGCTGAGCGGGAAAAGCAGTTTCAATGCGCTGTTCTACTAACTCGCAGTGCTTGCGATACTCTTCGTTGCTCAGATTCCCCTCGCGCACATCCGCATTTTCGGTTGCGAGCATAGCGAGGTCACGAAGAATTGATGCCGTGATTTCGTTTTCGTTCATTTCGCCAACCTCCAAGGTGCTGCGAGAGAAGCAGGCCGGGGAGCCCGCGCTGGGTTTGACTAGCCTCCATCCCCGGCCATCTTGTTAGGCACCCGGAGGTGCGAGGTACGCCGGGCTGGCGTTGATGATCGAGGCCGAGAGCGCGCCGGTGTTGCCGACCTGGATCATCGACGACTCGTCGAAGCTGAGCTGCCACGCGACTTTATCTTCCTGGTTGCCCAGCTTGTTCGCCTTGATGTAGCAGTTCGGGAACGTGAGGATGAGCTGGTGCGCGAGCGCCGGATTCGTCGCCAGCGACAGCGAGAACAATTGGTTGTTCTCATAGTTCGCCTCGATGTCATCCGTACTGTTGGCCATCACAGTGAGATCGACGGAGAACTTCAGGTTGCCAGCCTGGTTGCTCTTCGCGGTGAGTCCATCGCCGGACGCCTTGAACGGCGCGGTGCCGCGATCGATCTTGATCGAGAGCGACTTCTGACGGCCGCTCATCGCGACCGCTGCGCCGCCGCTCGGCGTGAGCGCGGCGACGAAGTCTGAACCTAGCAGGTAATTCGGCGTGCCGATAGCCGGGAGCGCCACCATGCTGCCGGGAACGAAGAGGCCGGTGCCGACCATGTCGAGCGACGCCTGCAGAGGACCGCGCTCCGGAACGTCGATCGACAGCGACTTCGCCGACATGTCCGCATACTTGCGGTGGATGTCGGCGGTGTCCTCGCAATAGATCGTCGTGCACGGCATCGTGGTGGAGATGGGCTGAATCGAGAAGGCATGTGTGTATGGCGCAGCGCTGCCGGTCACCACCTCCTGGCCGAAGATCAGCGCCAGCATGTAGCCGAGCAGCCAGTCATCCACGCCGCCCATGCCCTTCATCGTGCCCTGCGTGTTTTGCGCGGTGATGAGCGAGACAGTTGCGAAGTCCGTTCCGTGGCCGATCGCGCCCGCATCGGAGAAGCGGTCCATCGACGGATTGAAGTTCGTGCTTGGATCCACGCTGGCGCGGTAGGTCAGCGAGGCATCCGCCAGCGCGCCGCCGTACGCCGCCTGGGTGTACGGCGCGAGCACCATATTGCGTGCTGTTTGTTTTTGCATCTGCAAGGGCATCGTGGATCTCCAGTGCGATCAGTATTGCTAGCTTTACTTCGTGGAAGGCGTTGTCGCGGCGGAGCCGGCATTCGTGGCGCTAGCCGTGCCTGCGCTTGCGGCATCGGGCGCGATTTCGAAGAGCGGCTGCCCATCGCGCGTCACGTTGTTCAGCCACGCGCGCCACTCATAGCTCAGCTCAACCTTCGTCGTCTGGCCGGGCGTGAACGCGAGCGAGCGTGTGCCGTTCGAAACCTTGAGGGGACCGTTCCCTGCGAACTTGAGACCCGCAGCGGTGAGCTGCACCTGAACAAAATCGGGAGTTGTCTTAGCCATTGTTTTCTCCTGCTTCGGGATGAGTCGGGACGGCGTGCACGCCTGGGAACTGCGCGAGGCCCGGCACTAAAAACTTCGGAACGTAGGCCATGCCCAGGTTCGCCGTGGGCAGTGGATCCATCCCCAGATACTGAATCGGCTCGGACGTGTGGCCGTCGCCCAGGGACAGGCGCGCGCCGGTCACCGAACGCTTGACCTGGCTCGCGAGCTTGATGGACTTATTGCGTTGCGCCTGCGGATCGGGGCCGCGGTCCTCATCGGCGCAAAGCACCGAGAAGTACAAATCTGTGGAGTAATTCAGCTTCTGATTTTCGATGGACTTCGCTTCCTCGCGCATGAAGAGCACGCGCGCCGCCGGCGGCTGAATCGTCAGCATGCCGTCTTCATCGAAATCATGGCTGCCGATACAGTCCACGTCGGTGCTGTTGCCCAGGTCTCCCTTGATGAGGCATTGCAGCGCATCCCACACCAGGTCAATCTCGAACTCGTTGGCCAGCTCCGGATTGTTCACGCGGCACCAACCGTTCCAATGCGCACAGCCTTGCCGCGCAGATACGCCTCAATGCCGAGCACCATGTTGTTTGGATCCTCGGGCCGGAAGACCAGGAAGGGCCGTGGCGGGATGTTCTGCCGGCGCGTGTGCCCGCTGATGCGGATATGCTTCGCGTTCTCCGGTCCCTGGTACCGGGCGCGCACATGCGTCACGCGGCCGCGGCTGTCTTCAATCTCGCGCATGCCGGTGCGATCGGCGCGCGGCACCATGCGCTTATTGCCGTGGCGATCGGTGACCTCGACCATCTTGTGCCGGATCGCGATGCGGCGAAGGCCAGAGTACGGTCCGATGCCGAGCATCTGTTCGCGAGTGCGCGGACCGGCCGCGCCACCCATCCAGTCGCGCGATCCCATCTGCTGCACTCGCGCATAGACCACGTCCGTGCCGATCACCAGCATGCCGCCGGTGACGAGGTAGGTGATTGAGCCGAAGAGTCGGCCGCTGAGGATCAGCAGCTTGTGTCCGGCGGTGTAGAGCTTGTTCTTACGCGTCGACGGCGCGAGCGCCGGCCAGCTTCCGGCTGGAGATCCTTCTTCGCGGAAGGTACGCGCGATGGAGGTGCGCATAACCTCGCCGCAGATCCGCAGCAAATTGTCGCGGTCGCTGATCGCCGCGCCGAGCTCGCTGAGCCCAAGGCGCACCTCTTGCGAATCGACTTTGGTTACCGCTGCCATCGTTTAGCAAAATCCTTCAAGATCGCGCTCGGTCATGCGCCGGCCGTCATAGCGTGGCGTGGATCCGCCGTCCGTCGTGCTCTGGGGTGCGGGTGCATCCGCCGGCTGATCGAGAGATGCCTTGCCCGTCGAGATGTCTTTCAGCAGCGCCATCGCGTCTTCGTACCGCTGCCGCACCGTATCCTGCATCTTCTGCGGCCGCCGCGAATACAGCAGATAGATCGCGATGTCGCGCGTGATGCGCGTTGCGTCCGTGGACTCCTGCAGGGGAACAACGTAGCGATCGCGACAGTACGAATCGACGATGGCGCTCGCCTCGTCAATTACTCCACTGACGACGTCCGCATCGATTGCACCCGAGCGGTCATCGTCGGTAAGCTGCTGCAGCTCCTGGTCGGTGACCCGGAGCTGCAGATCGTTCTGTGTCGCGTAGGCCAAGGGGTTACTCGCCGGTCTCGGTAGTCGCGTCGTCGGTCTCGACCTCGACGGGCGTGGTGGAGAGTACGCCGGCCTTCAGCAGCCGCGCCGACTCCTTGTCCTCGAACTTCTCGGTGGCGATCTTTTCGCCACGGTTGTAGCCCTTGCCATCGTGGCGAATCGGATGAACAACATGGAAGTGCTTTTTCTGGGTGGCCATCGCGTGATCTCCTGAAGCGGATTACTTAGAAAGTTGGGGCGGCAGATTCGCCGCCCCTGTGGGGAGTTACTCGTTTAGCCCTGGACCGGTGCGGCGATCGCACCCATCGTCGGAACCTGCACACAGCCGGCGAAGAGGTACATCGTCTCGGCCGCAGTGATGCGCGTGTCCCAGTACCAGTCGACGGAGATGATATCCGCCTTGGCGTCCAGGTTTGGATCCGGGAACTCAAGCACGCCATAGCCGCCGACCGTCTCTGGAGCCGCGGTCCAGTCGAACGTCTTGAGGGCCGAAAGGTCCTGCTCGCTGGACGCCGGCTGCACGTAGCAGAGCAGCGCGGACTCGCCCCACACCAGGCTGGCGTTGTTGCCCTTGTCGAGCGCGATAGCCGCAGCCTCGATGCAGTTGACGCCGAGGACAGAGGTGAGCTGCGAGAGGCTGATATTCCCGGTCGGGTTGGTGTACTTGAAGCGGTCGAGGATGTCCGGGTGGTTGAGAAGCGCCGTGACCACCGGCGTCGAGAGGATCAGGGTATTCGCCTGAACGCCCGACTGCTTGATGAGGTCCTTCGCGGCCTGGACAACCGGAATCGGATGCGAGGCGCCCCCGTAGTTGTCCCACATCGACGTCCCGGAGAGCGTCGTGTTGTTGGTCACGTTGGCGGTGTTGGTGACGAGCTGCGCAATCGTGTTCTCGCGGTCGAGGTTCAGCTTGTCGATGAGCCGGCGTGTCGCAGCCTGCTTCTCGCTGAAGCCCAGGCCGAGCGCATACTGCTCCTGCTCGTACGGCACCACGGCGCGCAAGGCGCGCGACTTGGCGAAATACGGCGCGACGGAATAGGTCATGCGATCGGACTGCGGGATGTCGCCAGCGGCGCGCAACGTCTGCCGGTCGAGCCGCTGGTTGCTGCGGTCGAACACGACATACTGGAAGCTCTGACGCGCAACCGGAACGCGAGGAGCGATCAGATCGCCGACCAGCGCATTGTTGCGGAACTCTTTGGCGTAGTTCGAGAGCGCCACATTGAGCGTCCCGACTGGAAGATTTGGAGCGAAGCTGCCCATCTGTGAGAACCTGCCTGACCTCCGCCGCAGCGGATGAGTTGACTACAAAACCCTGCTTAGCGGATGGAGCCCGCACCCACGAGAACGACGATGTAGTCGCCCGCGTTGGGGTTGGAAGAGAGCGCGATGCCGACGATGTTGTCGCCAGCCGCCGAGGTGGGAATCAGCTCGCCGGTTCCGTTGGCGATGAGCCGCTGGCCGGCCGTGACAGCCGCGCCGATCACAGCGACTGCCTCGCCCTGTAGCACGATCGACGCCGCGTCGCCGGCATTCAGCACGTTCTCTTCGACGATGCCGATCGCCGAGCCATTCGCGCCCGAGACGGCGACAAGCGAGTCCGACGCGCCCTGGATGACGGCGAGACCACGGTTGATCGGAGCCGTCGCCTGGTAGGTGCGCCTGTGGGCATTTCCGATTACGCCCGTGGTTTCGACATTTGCCATCGTCTTCTCCTGGTGAAGCTTTGAAGTGTGGGCCGAGTCTCACGGCCCTCCGCTGTTCCGCTGACCTGGCCCGCGCCGCGATCGCGCGGGGCCGCATCGTTCCTAGACTTCGCCGCCGGATGCGCCGCCGGGCTTTGTCAGCTCCGGATGCTCACGCGTGACCTGCGAGAGCGCGTCGCCATAGCTGATGCTCTTGGAGCTCATGCGCTCGCGGACCTTGCTGTCGAGCGCCACCGAGTTCGGATCAGCCTTCGACCGTCCCTCGTTGAAGTTCGCAACAGCGCCCGTCTTTGCGCTCGACTGCTGGCCGTCATACACATGGCCGGCGGGCACGAACTTGGGAAGCTTCTCCATGAACTCAACGAAGAATTCGAGCGGGGACTTCTTCTGCTTCGTGTCGCCTTCGCCAAACTCCACAGTCTCAGTGCGCGTCGCCAGCTCGTCGAACACGACCGACAGCCCCATCTTGTCGAACGCGGGGAGATATTTACCTTCGCGCTTCAACTTCGCGATCGCATCCGCCGCACGGCTCTTCGAGGCCGCAGTCTCCTGCGTCTTCTGGCTATCGGCGAAGTCAGCCTTCTGCTTCTCGATATCCTTCTTGAAGGGCTCGATCGCCTTGTTGACCGCAGCCTGAAGCTGCTCTTCGCTAAAGCCCACGGTCGCAGCGGCCGGCTCGGACTTCGGCGTAAACAATGCCTTCAGACGCTCGAAGAGCGAATCTTCCAGCTGCTTGTTCTGTTCTGCCATATCACTCTCCTCGAAGGTGACCTCAGCCACCTCGCGTCCTGCATCGTCAAATTGCACGTCTTTGAGGCCCTTGATGTCCGGTGGCTTCGCGCCCAGGAAGCCAACGTGCCGCAACCCGGTAACCTTCCCCGTGCCCGGCTCGCGATAGAACGATGCCGAGCGCTTCTTGAAGCGGCCGGCTTCGACCATCCCCGCAAATGTCGGATCGACTTCGCCAAATTGCGCGAGCAATATTTCACCATTGCGCGACAGCTTCTTCGCCCATCCCCACGCCGGGCCGTTCGTCTCCGGATGTCCGATGACGGCCGGCGCTTCATGTACGGCGGGATCGTAGCTGGCGATGATGCGGTCCAGATCCGCAACCGTGTAGTTACCCTTCGCACCGTAGTTGCCGGCGCGGAAGATCTCTATCGGTTGCGTCTCAAGGGCTGTACTCATGTCAGCCTGAAGACTAGAGCGATGGGTTGCCCGCACGATGCGAAACTGCGAAAGGAACGATTCGCGGCGTTAGATTTCGTGCTATATGCCGCCCCAGGGCTTCGTAAAGCCCGGTTGCGGTACCTTCAGCATCGCCAGCAACGGCAGCCGCGACATCCCCGGTTCGTCGGCATCCGAATCGTCCGGGATCTCGTCAGCCAGGAGCGCCACGCGAATGCAGCGGCAGTTGAATCCGTTGGGAGGATAAATCTTCCGCCACACTGGATCCTCCATGCGCGCCGTGAATCCGTCCAGCACCGCGTGCTCCGGCCGCACCTTGTCATCGCCCATTGTCATGTACTGGCCATAGGGCAGTGCGCTAAGCGTGGCCGGCTCCATCTGCTGTTCATAGCGGCCGAGCGAATATGCCTTCTGCATATTCGTCGTGAAGACCGTGTCCAGGGTGAACGCATTGATCTGCTGCACGCCTTCATCGCTGGCAATCTTCTTCACCGCGGCTTCGAAGTCCTGCTTCGTGCCACCCTTCTGCAGAACGTCGGCCAGCGCATCGCGCACGCGCTGAATCAGCCGCACGTCGCTCGTGCCGGCGATGGTGAATGCGTCCTTCTTGTACTGCGCGCTCAGGCCGTCATAGGTGTCCCTTGTCACCGGCGTAAGCGATCGCAGGTAATCCACCGCGCCGCCTGCCGGCAGAGATAGGCTGAAGCCAACGCTCGCGGGATCTTGGAGGTCCCGATCGTCGTCGTCGAAGCGCACATGCAGGCGCGAGCTCGTTGCCAGGGGAACGCGCTTGCCTGTCTTCTTTCGCACCTCTTCGACAATCTGCGTGCGGCCGAGCAGATTCGCTGCAGCCAGGTGCTTCGCCAGCAGCTCGCCCAGGCGATGCTTCGTGGCTACGTCATGTGCAACACGCGCGATCATCGTGTCCAGTTCCGCAACATCAACACGAGCCTCTTTTGCTCAGCCGATGTGAGCGTGTACGTGCCGACCTCTTTGAGGAATGCGGCATCGTCCTTCGATACGAAATTTCGCGGGAAGAAATCGCCGAGTGAGATCTCGAACGCATCCGCGAGCCTGACAAGGACGTCGACCCCTGGATTAGATCCATGACCGCATTCGACGCGCGACAAATAGCATCGAAGGAGTCCCGTTCGCTGCTCGACGTCGCCTTGAGAGAGTCCGCGTTCCTCGCGCAGTTCACGAATACGATCGCCGATCTTGAACTCGCCCGTCTCGCCAATCCCAGCCTCGCCGCGATTGCGCTCACGCCGGCGAATCTGTAATACGCGGAGATGCTCCCTCATTTCAGGACTGACGACTCTCGCGACTCTCACCGGCTAGCCGCCGATCCGAGCGCATCCGCCACCTCGCGCACGCGGTCTTGAATC